CAGGATCAAAACTTAATAAGGGAAAGGGTAAATCTTCATCATAAATATAAGCATTTGTTTCGATATGTTTAAATTTACTACCACCTTTCAAAAATTGGTATATTTTTATTTCATTATCGTATATTTTATACATATATATATATATAAAATATTATATTTTTTTTTTTTTTATATAAAAAATTACTATATATTTTTATTCTTTGGCGAAAAATCGATCTAAAGGCTTTTTTTTTTCATTATCTTTATTAGCGATTTTTTCTAAAGTATTAATTAGATCTCCAAAACGTCCTGAATATCTTTTATGTTTATTTAAAGATTTTTTTGCTTCTTCCATAAGTTTTTGTTGTTCTTTATCTTGAATATTAATGGTATCTCTATCAATTAAATAAGCTGATTTTAATAATTCAAATTTATTTCTTAAATTATTTTCATGCTTATCAAGTCCATCAATTATTTGATTAATATCTCTTCTACTATTTTCACTTAACTTTTTATTATTAATTCTTAATTTATTTTCAATAAATTTTAATTGCGATTTAAAATATTCTGATAATTTTGGTATTCTTACAATTGTATTAATACTACCACCATTTAAAATATATTGTAATTGATCATAATTTCCACCACTAAATAAAGGGAAAGGAATAAATCTTTTATTAACTTTATATTTAACTAGAGGAACATTAAAAACTTGTCTAAAATAAATTTTAGTAGTATCAATACTATCTTTATTTTCCTTATATAACGCTTTGTACTCATCATAAAATGTTTTTAGGCTATATTTGAGAATACTAATATTTGATAAATATACCGTAATATTTTTTTCAAAATTTAAAGAAGGACGAAATCCTCCTTTTTTTAATAAATTTTTTATATTTCCATCTTCAAATGTAAGTATCTTTAAAAAATAATAAGCTGCTGGATATGGATCTTTTATCTGTACTTCTTTTTCTGCTTTTTCTTGATCAAATAATTTTTTAAAAACTTCTTTTGATATGATATTATTTACAAATGTACTAAATTCAATAAAATCATTTTTATAATGATCAAATAATCCAATTTCTTTTAAGTTACCGATCGCTAATTTTAATAATTTAACTCTATTATTATCATCCTTTTTATCACTATAATACCTAAAAATTAATAATGTTAAAATAATTGCAGTTAACATTTCTTCATTAAAATTATGAAAATCTATTGAAACATCAAAAAATGGTGGTACTAAATCAAAATCAATACTTTTGTCATCTAAATTTAGAGGATCCTCATTTTCTCCAGGAAATTGTGGACTATCTGTATCAAAAAGTGGACATTCCTTATTATAAACCTTATCTCCAGATGGAATTAATTCACTACCTCCTTTTATTAATTGTAAAATTTTAATTTCATTATTGTAAATTTTATACATATATATATATATATATTATATTTTATTTTTTCTAATAAATCTATACTTTTTTTCTTTAATATTGATATGATAATATATTTATTAGTAATAATAATTTTATTTTTATTATATTATATTTTTATAAAAAAAGGAGTAATAAAAAAAAAAATAAAATTAATAAATTTTAATAGTAGTTGGTGTCATTGGTCAAAAAAAATAAAACCAATATTAGAAGAATTAAAAAATGATTTTGATTTTAATTATATTGATATAATAGATATAAAATGTGATTTAATTATAAATAAAAATATTTGTGAAAAATATAATATATATGAGTACCCTACTATAAAATTAATTAATAATAATAAAATTATAGATTATTCAGGAGAAATTGATTTACACGAAATAAAACTATTTATTAAAAATAATATCTAAATTATCTAATATTTTTTTATCGATTTTTAAAATATTATTTGGTAAATTAGTCTTACCATAATATGCACCAAAAAAAGCGCCAGCAATACAACCAGTAGTATGTGATAAACCTGAATGCAACATCGAATTATAAACAAGTTTTTCAAAATTACCTTCACATTCTAGAAGTGAATCATATGCTATTAATACAGAATCAATACCAAAAAAACCAGGATTAAAATAATTAGAATTTTTTTTATTAAACATTTCATGAAACATTTTATTTCTAATATCTAAGTATTTGAAAACTTTATGATTTCCGTTTTGTTGACTATTTGTATCTAAAAAAATGTATTTATTATTTTCAAATTTAAATCTAAAATTCTGATAAAATAATAAATAAAATAAAAATGTATTTTTATCATTAATATGTAATTTTAGTTCATTTTCATCAGGAATAAAATTTTTAATATAAGTATCTACAGTCCCATCTTGAAATAAAATAATAATTTTCTGTAGCCAAGTAGATGGATGTTGATTTTCAATAGCTAATGCACAAAAAAAGGCGGACATAAATCCAGATAAATAAGAAATAGCATTATTGTGTGTAATTCTTGATGAATTAATAGAAATTTTAATTAAATTATCAAAATTCTTCTTACCTTGATAAAAGTATCCAATCGGTATACATCTAACAGAAGGTTCATATGATAAAGATTTATCAGAATAAGATGAATATTTCCAATTTAAGTCATTATCTATTAATCTATTTAAAATTTTAACAAGTCTATTTTCATAACTCCTATATTTTTTTTCTTTATCATTATTATAATATTCAACAGCATTATTTATAATGTTATTCATAATTTGTTCATTATTTAGACCTACAGAAATTTTAATTGAATCAAATAAAGAAAAGATAAATATTATATTATTAGAATAAATTTTATTTTTTAAATTTATTCCTGTATATCCTCCTTTTGATATAAATTCAATAATTGAGTTAATAGTTTGATTAGATATTCTAACTGCTTGATTATTATTTTTAATATATCTTGAATCTGTCATTAATTTAAAATTATCATAACCAATTATATCACCAATTATTGCATAATAAATACTATGATAAATATTATTTTTATACATATATATATTTAAAAATAAATTATTAAAAAAAAATATTATATAAAATAATGAATGAAGATGATGTTAAAAAAATCTCATATCTTGATCTTTACGAAATTTTAGACATTTCTAAAGATAATTTTGATATAAAAAAACTAAAAAAAAATTATAAAAAATTAATCCTAAGATTACACCCTGATAAAACAAATCAAGATTCTGAAGCCTTCGAATTAGTTAACCTGGCTTACTCGATTCTTAAAAATGATAACCTTAAAACTATCTATAATAATAATAGAAAACTTTATTTACAAAATTCTACTTTTATTGATTTAAAAAAAAATAATAATAATAATAATAACTTAAATATCCCCCTAAATAAAGACGATGCATTAAAAAATTACAAAAGATTAGAAAAAGAACTTAATGAAAAACATAATTTTAATCAATATGATATTAATAAATTAACAACAACCGATTTATCTACTAGATTACAAAAAATAAATTTTATACGTCATAATATAGATCAAGATTTTAAAAATGATAAAAAGAAAAAAAGGTTAAATAATTATGATTTCAATGATGAATTTTTAAAATCATGTGAGAAAGATAATTTATGTAAGGAGATAACAGCATTTAATAATAATTTATTTGATATAACCAAATATAATGATATCAATAATTTTAATTTATATTCAGATAGTGGTAATAATTCATCTAAATATAGTTCATTAGATTATGCATTTAAATCATTAGTGCCAAAAGATGCAATAAATAATTATAATGATCATAATTTAATAACAATAGATGATATAGAAAATTATAAAATGAAGATAAATAAATATAAAAATAATTTATAAGTTTTCTTCTTCTTCGTCAATAGAAATTTTATCAACAACTTTCTGTATAGTATCAGTATCAGATAAACTAAGTGGTTCATCACTGATAGTATCAGTAGTTTTAATAAATTTTTTAAATATGTGAATCTGAGAAGATCCTTGTTCATATGCATCATTAAAAATATCTAAAATTTCATTTGAATTAATATTAAAATCAACTATCATTGATATATCAAAATTATATTTAATAGTATAATTATCAAAATGATCTAATTTTTTTATAGTATCTGAGTATACTAAACATTTAAATAAGTTAGATAAATAATCAGGTAAATCTTTTTTTGGATTAATGGAACATTTTCCAAAACATACATCTTTGATTGCGATACCTAATGTATTATCAATTTCATCATTACAATAATCAATTGGAAAATTATTTATAATACCTCCATCAATCCAACATTTATTATCATATTCAACTGGATTAAATAACAATGGTATACAACAACTAATTAATATTGCATCAAATATTTTCATATTTGGATTATTTTCGTAATTAAAATAATATAATTTAAAATCACTTAAACACGTTCCGGTAATAGATAATTTTTTATTTGTTTTTTGATAATGTTCTTCAAATGTTATATCATGATTAATATTTTTTACACTAGAAATATTTTTTAGAATAATTTGAATATTATTCATATCAATAAATCCGTAATTATTTAAAAAATTATCTAATTTTATATCTTCAGTAATTTTTGAAAAATTAAATAATTTAGAAAATTCTAATAATTCATTATGATTAAAACCAATTGTTAGTAAATAACAAATAATTGCTCCCATTGAGGTACCAACATAATGTTCAATTTCTTTAATGAGATCGTATTCATAAAGTAATTTTAATATTCCTAGGAATCCTAAAGCAGTGACTCCGCCTCCACTAAGAACTAAATTTTTTAGTTGAGTCATTATTAATAGTATTAATAAATTTTTAAATAAAATATAATTTATAAATAATAATATGGTAAATATAAATGATTTAAAAAAGGGAGAAAAATTAAAAAAAGAAAATAAAATTAACTGTTATAAAAAAATACATCATTTAGTTAATAATAAAATCAAGTTAATAGCATCTACAAATAAAAAATCGACTTGGTATGAAATTCCATTTTATATTTTTGGATATCCTATATATGATGTTAAAGATTGTTCTAAGTTTTTGATTAAAAAATTAGAAAAAAATGGTTTTAAAATAAATTTTCTTGAGCCTAATATACTTTTAATAGACTGGAATTAAGATGAAATTCTAATAAATAAATCAATTATAATAATTATAATTAATCCTATTAAAATTAATATCATTATTTCTTTTGTTTCATTAGAATTTAAATTTGGGATTACTAAATTATCTGATAATAATTTTTTAATTAACATTTTTTTACATTTTTCACAACTTAATACTTTATTTATTAATTCTTCACAAGATAATTCAGATTTTTTAATATCTGGTAAAACATCTTCTGTATTTATATCAGAATAAATATTATTAATTTCACTAACATTTTCATATTTATTATTTTCTATAGGTTCGAAAGATTCATAAATTTTATCAGATAAATTATCTAACGATATATTATTCCAGGCTTCATCAATTAAGGAATACATTTATAATAGATAAGAAAATAAAGTTTAAATAAAACTGTTTTTATTACATTTAAGACATGTCATATAAATATTTTTATTTTTATCAATTTTATAATACATATAATGATTATAATCGTTTGAATTTAAACAATAATCTAAATCTAAATTATTTTTTCTAGGTAATGTATCATATTGTACTTTTACTGAAATATTACACCAATAACATTCATAAATCTGAGTATTATTTACAGTATTTTTATATGTAAATAAATGGTGATCTTTAAAAGTTTTAAGAGTATTAGAATTATTAAATAAATATTCTTCAAATTCTAAAGATTTTTTTTCAAATAATTTAAAATTTATGACTTTATGATCAATAATTTCTCCAAACTTATCAGTTATTTGTTGTAACTCATAATTTCTAATTAAACATGGTGTTATTTCATTTTTAAAATCTGTGGGATGAGTTGATATATCTAAATATTGAACATTTCTTTTAGAACAATTTGTACATATTGTATTTAAAATTTCACCTTTAATATCATCAATTAAAAAATTTTGTAAATAACTTTCCGTATTATTAGATTTAATACTTTTAATTTGATTTAAAACAGATTGATTATTTAAAATTTTCATTTCATGTTGTTTATTATAACTACATTGATCCTCTTTTCCTTCTGGATTTGTTGGATTTGCTAATTTATTTTTTGGAATCCATTCTATTTCTTTATTATTATTATTAAAATTAGGTTTATAATTTGCAATAATTTTTTTATTTTTAAAATCAGTACACCATTCACAATTACTAGATTTATAAACATTAGGAATTGAATAAGTAAAAAATAAATCATTATTAATTATAAAACTTTTACCCGTTTGAGAAATATTATCTTTGTATTTTACATCCTCTAACTTTTTTAAACCTGATGTAAATAAATTAATGTAATCTACATTAAAATTATATATATATTTCTCGTTCGTAAAAATATTAGTTTTTTTCTTCTCTGAACAATAATCTGGATTAAATATAGAATTTTTTGGCAAATATTTTACTACCGGATATAATGTTCCCTCGGGTAAATTATATGCTTTACCATCAAAACCAAATACATTACAACTACCCCTTAATTTTTTATCGCCCTGACATGTTGGATCTATCGCCTTTCCAGGAATACAATTTAATCCATAACAATCTCCCGCTCTACATCCTATTCCCTTACAATCACCCGCTTCACATTTTTCACCATAACAATCTCCCGCTTTACAATTATTTCCTACACAACCTGATGCCATACATTTATATCCTGTACAAGGCGTTGAATAACAATCCTGACGTTTACACCCATAACTAATTTTATTAGAATAAGATGATAAAAATAAATAAAATAAAAAAAATGTTAGTATAAGAAGAAGTAAAATATTTTTTATTCTTTTTTTAACATACCAACCAATAATAGGATTTTTATAAAAGGACATATATATAAAATATAATATTTTATATTATATAATGAGATTTATAATTAATAATTTAAAAGAGGACATAAATAATTATCGTAGGAAAAAAAGACATAAACCAAATTATTTTTTAAAGTATTTTTTAATATGGATATCATTAATTTTATTGAGTACATTAATTTATTTATATGTTATTGATGAATTTGAAGTAGTTAATAAAATTATTGAAGAGCCAATAGCTATAATAAAAGAACCAATTAAACAAATAAATGAAAAAATAGTTCAACAATTACCTGAAAGAAGTAAATTATATGAAGAAATTATGAATACAGTTTCAAATATTCCTAAACCATTAAATTTTGTTGATAATTTTAAATTCGATTTATAAATATATATAAAAAAATGCGTTAATATATATTTATATATTTCTTTTATACATAATATGGAAAACAAACCTAAATCTTTAGATAATACATCTACATCTGTACATTTTGGTAGTTTAGCGGATCATTCAAAAGAAAAAATTTTAGCTCCTAAATTAGTAGATAATAGATTACCTCAAATAAAAGAACAAGATACTGATAACGATATATATGATAGTGAGAGTTCAGAAACTTTTATTTCAGAGGAGGTAGTAAATAACGAACCCGAGATTGAATATAATAATGAAGAAAAAAGAGATTTTACTCAATTAAATGACGAACAAAAAGATGAATTTAAAAAATTAAAAATTTTAAATGATTATAAAAATAAAACAATGACAGACAGATATAGAAATTCAACAGAAAAAATTGGAATTACTACAGAAAATGAAAAAGTACCTACATTAAATGAATTAAAAGAAATGAATTTAGAAGAAATACCTTTTCATATGTTAGATGATCAAACACAAAGATTAAAAAGAATGGAAAAATATGCTGAAATCTTGGCTATCAAAAAAATGGGAATTACATTAACTAAATCTTATGATATTAATTCTGATTATGATGAAATGTGTTTTGAAGTAAAGTTTTGGAAAGATTATCAATGTAAAAAAGATGGAGTTGAAATGGCTAAAGGATTTTTAGTTAACGCAGTTCAAGGACTTGAATTTTTAAATGATAGTTATGATCCATTTGGTTTAAAATTAAATGGTTGGTCAGAACAAGTTGAATTAGGAAAAGATTCTTATACATCAGTATTTGAAGAGTTATATGATAAATATAAGATTTCTGGAAAGAAAATTCAACCAGAAATTAAATTAGTTTTAATGATGTCAGCAAGTGCAGCATCTTTCCATGCATCTAAGAAAATGGCAGAATCAATTCCTGGCTTAGATAATATTTTGAGTAATAATCCTGAATTATTAGCAAAATTACAAAATGGTATTAATAATAATATTTCTAATCAAGGAAAAACATTAGAAACAGAAGAAGATAAACAAAAAAAAATGTATGATCAAATGCAAAAAATAAAAGAACAACAAAATAAAATAAATGAATTGAAAATGCAACAAGAAAGTGTAAATAATAATACAGAAAAAATAAAAGAACAAATGAGTATGTTAAATACAAATAAATCAGAAGATGTTAAACCAGATATTTCAAATATTCTAAATAAAATTAAAGCACAAAATGCAGCAAGAAAAGCCGATGAAGTATTGAATAATCAATTAAGTGATAGTTCAGAAAAAGAAGAATCAGAAGTTACTGAATCTGGTTTTACTGGAGAATCAGAAACTAAAAAAAAAAGAGGTAGAAAAGCAAAAACTAGTATTTCAATTAATACCTAATTAAGGTAATACAATATCCTGTGAATAAAATGGTGGTAATAAATTATTTATTGAAGTTATTTTTTCCTTTAATTCATTTTTAAATTGAGGCACATTTTTATTATTTGCTACATCTACCACCTTTTTCTTAACTAAACTTTTTACATTATTCATTATTTCAGAATACTCTTTATTCTCATAATTAATATCTTTTGTTAAATCAAAAGTTAAATTAAATTCGGTCTCACCAGAATCTAAAGACTTTTTTAGTATATCTAACCCATTAGACTTATTTAATTCAATATTTCTACCTCCCTTCTTATCACTTTTTACATTTTTAGATACACCCTCCTTATTAATAACAAATTTTAACGGTATTGAAACTTGGGGTATATTTTTATCATCTATTGTTTGTGATCCATTATTATTATTATTATTAATTGTTATATTGGGAATTCCTGTACTAAATCCTGATAATCGATTATTACCTATTACTGGTGTTGAAAAATTATCCGGAGATAAATTATTCGATCTTGAAAAATTATCCGGAGATAAATTATTCGATCTTCTTGATACATTTTCTGATGATACATTACCAGATCTTCTTGATACATTTTCTGATGATACATTACTTTCTTCACTAAATTGATCACTTTCTTCATCTAGTTCTTTATCTTTACTTTTTTTCTTTTTTGACTTTTTCTTTTTAGAATTTTTATTTCTTCCTAATTTCTTTTTTTTAGATTTATTTTTTTTAGATCTCTTTTTTTTAGATCTTTTTTTTTTTCTTTTAGATTTTTTTCTTTTACGTCTTCTTCCTTTACCTCCAGTTAAATTATTATATTCATGAAAATAATATTTTATTTTATCTAAAACATTATTTTCTAAATTAATTAATTTAATCAAACTATTTTTTATATTAACATCTGATATCAAATCTGGATCATTTATCATAATTAAAATTTCATCATCATTAAATATTTTATATATTTTTATAATATTTGTTAATTCTTCTTTTGATATTTTATTATCCATAATATATATATAAATATTATTTAAAAATTATTTCATTATTTATTTTATTATTTAAAGATAATGAATTTTATTTAAAAAAAAGTGAATTAGTATTATAAATGGATTCAGAAAATAATCAAATTAAAAAAAAAAGAGGAAGAAAACCTAAAGAAAAAACTATTGAAGAAATAGAAAAAATACCTAAAAAAAGAGGTAGAAAACCTACTGGTAAACTAATCAAATTAAAAAATACAGAGATTAGTAACTTAAAACATGATGATAACTGTCTTATTGCGCATATTCCAATAAATTTATCTGACATAGAAAAAGTTACAAATTTAAACACTAGTATGAATGATACTGAATCTTCAATAAATGAAATTTCATTAGAGAATGATTTTACTAATAATAAAGGTAATTTTAATAATAAGTATATTAATCATTTAGAGGATAAGATAACTGATTTAAAAGATAAAATTTTTAAATTAGAAAATGAAAAAAATACAGGTGATATATTTTTTGGAGATTATTCTGTTGAAAAACTAGAATCTAAAATTATTTGTATTGATAATAATAAAATTTCTTTAAAAAACAGTAATTGTTTATGTTGGTGGTGTTGTCATAATTTTAATAATACTCCATTCCCTCTACCAGATAAATTTTATAATAATAAATATTATGTATTTGGAAATTTTTGTAGTCCGTCTTGTGCTTGTGCATTTAATATTGATATTAATGATCATAAATTATGGGAACGAAATTCATTAATATTAAAATTAGCAAACGAGTTAAATGAACAAAAAGTAGATGAAATTTATCCATCACCACCAAAACAAATACTTGATGTGTTTGGAGGAAATATAAATATTGATGAGTTTAGAAAAAGAACTAATAAAATTTATAATGGAAGATTAATAATACCACCAATGGTTCCATTGACTACTTTAATTGAAGAATCATATAAAGATAGAAATAAATATCAATGGGAGAACAAAAATAATTTATCTAAATATAATAGTTTAAAAAATAATATTAAAATAAAAAAAACTAATGATACTAATTTAGAAAAAATAATGGGTATCAAAAAAATTAAATTAGATGATTAATTATTATATATATATTATCTTATTATATATATATGAATTTTATAGGTGAAAATTATCATTCATTTTTAAATAAAAATTTAAAAAAATATAATTACATTAATAATCAAGATGGATTTAATATGTCATTTGTACCAATTGATGATAAATATTATTTATTTTGCATAAGATTACTCGGAATAATACCTGCATATTTTGGTGAAGAGATTAAACCTGGTAATTATTCTAATAAAACCTATGTTCAGACGAAATTAACAAAAGATAAACTTGAAACAATTGATTTTGGAAATAATTTTTTTTGGGGGTCTTGGACAAAAAATTTAATTGATAACTCTATTTTTTTTGTTGGTGAAATTAAAAAAGTTAATGGAAAACATAAAATAATTATCAACGAGAAAATAAAACCATATGTTATAACTAATTCTCCTATTTTTTTAAATAATAAAATATCAGAAACTTTTTTTTATTCAGATATTAGATTATTTAATTATAAAAAGAAAATATTGTGTTATGATGGTTTTGTGTCTGGTATTTATGAAATAAAAATTAGTAATAATAAGATTTATACTTCTTTTAATATAACAAATGAAGATTTTTATAAACAAAATATTTTATATCATAGAACATCATTATGTAATAACATTAGAAATTATGACAAAAACTGGTCATTTGTAAAAAAAATTAATAAAAATAATACAGAGTATCTATTATTTTTAAATTGGTTTAAAAAAAATAAATTAATTGTTACATATTTACCATATTTAAAGGGTATTAATGATTGTATAAATGAAGATATAATAACCATGAAAAAAGATGTTATAGATGGTTTAGGTAATGATAAATCAGGTATGTTTTCATTTGGTGTACCATTAATGGAATATAAGTGTGATGATGAATATTGTGGTATTGGATTAGGACATATAAAGTTAATAAAAACAAATAAATATAATAATGAAAACATTAATAAATTTTTAAATCAAATAAATACATTAAAATCTAAATTTAAAAATAAAATGATTATACATTTATCATATCATTATTTAACTTATTTTTTTATTTTTATTAAAAATAAGAATAAATATAAATTTTTTCTCAGTGATGCATTTTTATTTTTAAATACAGATAAAGAATATATATTCACAATTAATTATGCTATGAGTATTCATCAAGTAAATGATAAAGTTTTAGTAAGTATGGGTTTAGGTGATTATTACAATGTATTACTTAGTTTTAAATTAGATACAATTAAATATGTGTGTAAACATGATTTAGAAAATTTAAATTTAAATAATTTTAAGTATAAAATTGTAAATGATACTAATTTAGAAAAATAGATGATTAATTAACCATAAATTATTAATTATCTAAATATTAGTATGCAATTTATAATATTACACGAGAAAAAGCTTATTATTTTTTGGTCTCCTAAATGTGGATTTTCTACTTTAAAGACCATATTATCATTTTATTTAAATATTTATGATTCAAATAAATATGAGTATATTCATAAGAATAAAGAATTAAAAGAATTAATTAATATAAAAAAATATAATTCAGAGGTATATAAAAATTATGATATTGTTATGTTAATTAGAAATCCGTATACTAGATTAGTTTCAGGTTTTATTAATAAATATATTGATCTTAAATATGTAAATCCAGATAATTGTGATTCTTTTCAAGATTTTTGTAATATTTTATCAAAATATCCTCATAAAATTAATAAACATCATTTCGAAAAACAAACTAGTGATAAAGGGTGGCAATTTTATTTAGAATTAGGAAAACTAAAAATTAAACATGTTTTAGATACATCACATGTTAATGATTTAAAAAAAATACTAAATCTTGATATAGATGATATTAAATTAAATGTAACTAATAAAATTGTAAAAGATGATAATACAAATTTTTGGTCTAAATCATATAATTCGCTTAAAGAAATAACGAATTATAATTATTCTAGTTTTTATAATGATGATTTAAAAAAACTAGTTTATAATATTTATAAAGATGATTTTATATTTTTTAAAGAAAATTTAGGAATTAATTATGATATTTAATTTTTGCTATTAGTGAAGTAAATTCCTTGTAAATAACAATCACATAAATCGTCTTTTTTCTTACTTTTCTGAAGATAATCAATCCAATTATTTTCTTTATTATTAGTTAATAACTTGTTTGTGTAAATAATCGAGCTTTCTTTAGTAAGTTTATATTTTTTAGATTTATCGTGAAGTTTATCAATTTCCTTATTTAAATCTACATCATTTATTTTTAATTTATTAGACGGACTTAAATAATGAATATTTTTTAAATTAGTGATTTCTTTATCAACGATTCCTCTAATTAAAAACCATGAATATAAAGTTTCAGCAACACTTTTCATTTTGGGATTTTTTATTGATGGTTGATTTTCAATAACTACATAATCTATATTTTCAAAAGTTTTTTTATCTAACTCTGTAATTAAATTCATTTTAATCTTATCTATTGGCGCTTTAGATGCATTTACTTTACTAATTTTTTTTAATACATTATTATTTTTTATAAAATTATTATAATGTAATTTACAATAATAATTATTCCCTATCTTAAATTTAGATTCCTTATTACATATTTTTTTATCACTTTTTATACATGTACATCTTACAAGCCCTCTGTAACTCTCCTCATTTAAAATATTACTATCTAACTTCAAAAATTGATTTTTATGTAGTAAACAAAATTTATATTCATTATATTCATATTTAACTTCTTTACAACAATCACTTGTACTGTTATCAGAACTTATAAAACCATGACATTTTAAATTATCCTCTAATAAATTTATAATACCCCAATCTACAATTTTATAATTTTCTATTAAACAATATGCTAAATTTTTAATACCAACATCCCAGGATAATACCCTCATACATTTTTAAAGGTTTTTTTTTTAGTTTTTATACTTAAAAAATATTGAAAATAAAATATATTTAAAGAAGTTTTTATTATAAGTATAAATATGAAACATTATATTAAAGATGATTTTTTAAACACTAATTTACTACCTAAGGAAGTTAAGATTGTTACAATTTCAGGAAAATGTAAATTAGGTGTTGAATTTAATATAGAGAATATTTATAATTATTTAGATATGGATAAGTTAATGAATGTGCAATATAGGAATAATATTAGAAAAAATTTATCAAATGACAATGGTAAAAAAAAGATTTCGAAAAAAAAATTAGAAAAAAAGAAAAAGGATTTTCAGAATCAGGTTTCTATTGCGTTAAATCCTAAATTAGAAGATTATCCTAATAGTACAGTAAGTACTAAAATTTTTAAAAATGGGTCATTACAATTTACTGGATTTAGATCTGTATTATCAATGAATACAACTTTAAATATTATTATAGATGAGTTAAGTAAAGATTTTGCTATCATATCTGAAGAAGATAATAAAATAATAGATAAGCCTTTTATTAAAGATAATAATGAAATTAATTTATCTAATTTCGAGATGACAATGATTAATAGTAATTTCAATATTGGTTTCAAGTTAAAATTGTATAATTTATATGAATTAATTAAAATAAAGATTGAAAATGATAAAAATTTAAATGTATGTTCTGATAATTTAAAAGATCATTTAAAATATGATCCTGATATTCATGCTGCAGTAATTTATAAATTGTATGTAAGAGATGATGAAAATGATAAAATTAAATATAAGAAAAAAGTATCATTTTTAATTTTTGAAAAAGGACCAGTTAATATTACTGGTGTTAAAAATATTAATGATTTAATAGAATCATATGAATTTATAAAAAATTTATTATTAGAAAATAAAGAAGAAATTGAATCTTTAGATATTCAAGTAGATGCTGATCATAATCATGATTTAATTAAATTAAATGATGATGAAGATTTATTAGAATTAGCTTTAAAAAATTTAGAAATAGATAATTTAGTCGCATAAAATCTCATCTAAATCTATATCATCATGATTTTGAAAGACTAAATTATTAACTAAAGGATTATCATTTAATTGATTAAGTATATTAGGATTCAGTCTATCATCCCTATCATTATTATTTTTTAAAGCATAATTTGTTGGAATTTGATAATTATTATTATAATAATTATTTCTATCCATAATTTGTTCTCTTTCTATATTAGTATTACTTCTTAAATTAATATCACCAATATTACTTTTAGTAGGTACTTGATCTGATTTTTTATTAGTTGGATATCTTGAATGAATTGTTTTTTCTTTTTTATCATCAATAACCATATTTTTTTCAGCAGTGTAATCTTTTGGTGCTTTATTTCCCAATGCAGCTTCAAATCTTATTATACTTACTAATTGTCTTAATGTTTCAGGTACTTGTATTTGAGATGTTAAATAACCACTTCCTTCATTTACAGGATTTGCTCCTTGTATATAATCATTATGTATAACCATTTCTTTTAATGTTTCAGCAGGTATATCATATGGATTAAATGCTACATTTTTGTTTATTAAACCATGTGCTATTCCAAATTCATACTGATTTACTATTAACTCTTTTAATGTTTTTGAAGGTATATCACTCGGATTAAACATCTTACTCTTTGGATCACCTACCATATTACCACTTCTCTCATTTATTACATTCATTTGTTTTATTGTACCTTTTGCTATTTCTGCTGGATTATATGATGTCGATCTATTTACATCCGCTCTATTATTTAATACATTTTCATTAAAAACTAAGTCCTCTTTTTGAGTTCTAATTGGTAAATCATTTGGATCATATACATATTGTTTATTAACATCACCTCTATTATTTAATACATTTTCATTAAATAATGTATCTTCTCTTTGTGTTCTAATTGGTACATCATTCGGATCATAAACTAATGATCTGTTAATTTCATTTCTATTATTTAATACATTTTCGTTAAATAATATATCTTCTCTTTGTGTTCTATTTGGTATATCATTAGGATCATAAAATTGAGTATTATTAATTTCAGATTTTGCGTAACCAGTTTGTTCATTAAATGATAATATTTCTTTTCTGGTTGGTTTTGGTAAATCATTTGGATTATAAATTTTAGTATGATCAATATCATTTCTAGCTGGACCTGATTGTTGATTATTACTAGTTGTTTCTTTTATTGTTTTCTTTGCTAAATCATGAGGATTAAATTTTACCACACCTAATGAATACTTATTTGGTGGATTTAAATTTAATGTACTTGTGTCATCCCTCTGATTCTTTGGTAACATATAGGAATCTAAATTAGATCTAACTTTTTCTATTATAGATTTGAAATTGGTAAACTCAACATTATGATTCTCCCTCTTACTTGATTCCCTTATTTGCTGATCATTCTTTTTCGATACACTCTCACTCTGATACTTGGGACCTCCCATTAACATATTACTTGTTACCCTTCCAGTATCCTTTAAAATAACTTCATCCCTACTACTCTCCTTCTTATACTCTCCACCCATCTTCTGTAAATCTTCCACCTTTAACTCTCTTGTCTTCTCCGGACCCCTCTTGTACACCTTACCTATTGTACTACCCTTTAACTCTTTTTGACCAGGTTTCATTACTCCCTCAAATGTAATTTTTGGATTATCATCTGATCTTAATTCATCAACTGTTTTTGGCATTGGTCTATATTCTTCAAATGAACCACCATCAGGTCTAGATGTTTGGGAAGGGTCTAAATTTAAACCAGGACCTATTTGTTGTTGTTCAAAAGGTAAAATATTTCTTTTTTCAGTTCCTGGTAAATAATATCCTTGTAAAAGTTCAACATTATTTTGTGATCCATTTACTAAATTAACATCTTTTTGTATAGGACTAAAATTTTCTTTTAATAATTCTTTTTTGGGAGTAAAATTTTTGGAAGAACCTGAAAATAATTCCATTCTATGTGCAAATGTTTGCTCATTATATTCATTTATAATTTGCTTTTTTGAAAAATGGGGCATCATATTATGTTCTAATTTATCATCTTGTATTATATTATCATTATTATCATTTAAATATGAATAACCATTTCCTACAGCTAAATCTCTTTCTATACTAATTTTTTTATCTTTTTCATTTGAATTATGAGTTTTATTAATTGATACTGGATCAGAAACATTATCAAAAGTCAAAGGTTTAAATTGATTTTCATAAGATAAATTATTATTAAATGACTCGAACATTTCTGAATCTTTTAACATTTTTTTATTCTCTTCATAAAATTTTGAATTCATATCCTTATAACTTGGTGATATATTATTTATTGATAATATACTATTATTTATTATATTGTTTTTTATCGGATCTTTACTCTTTTCTACTATTTCACCAATTTTATCCTCCTTCTTTTTTATTAATTCATCCTGATTATTATTATAAATTAAATTTACATTATGATCTTCACTCTCACCAGAATTTTCATTTTTATTTCTATATTTATTACCAAGATACATTAAACCTCCTAATAACGCTAATTCCATTATATAATCTATATATAAAATTATATAATAAATTATCCTCTTTACTTTTTATAATATTTTTTTAACCTTTTAACTTTTTACTATACTCATCCTTCGCCTCTAATCTTGTTGCTTTACCCCCTCTTGAATTCTCCTCCTGATTTAATAAACTAGTCTTGTTATGACCATAAAAAACTCTTGCTACTGGATCTACTATCGGAAACTCTACCTGTAACTTTAATGTTGATAAACCCTTGTACTCATTCATTGGTGTGTCTAATCTACTATTAATCGGATTTAAAAAACTACTACATACTGTCTTATCCTTTAAATCACTCATTAATTTTTTATTCTTCTCCTCTAATGTTCTATCATTTGCACATTTAGACGCTTTTTGATCTCTTAAGGATAAAACTGATTCTAAATCTGTTCTAGCAGCTAAAGTATCACATTCTTTAACTTCAGAGGAAAAACCGCTTCTGTTATTCCTTGGTCCAAGTGATGTGGTACATGAACTATCATTATTTTTTTGACCATAATATAATTTATAATCTCCTGGTTTTGTACTTTGATTTGTTTCTTGATCTAAGAAACACTTATCATAACTTAATCTTGAAAAATGTCCTGACATTATAATAATATAAAGATAAAAATATTATTATTAATTACAATTTCTATATATTTAATATCCACAAGATTTAGGCATTTTCATATTTGTTGGTACAATATCTCTTTCGCAAATATATGGATTTGCTGTAATTCCTGGATTACATCTTTTCTCGGTTGAACTATCACACATGGTATGTTTGTCATGTACGCAATTTGAACCTTTTACTAAATATAAAAGTTCACTTTCAATATCTGTTCTTAAACCAATTGTACTCCATTTATTTGAAATACTTGAATTTGTATTTTTACTACAATATTCTGAACTTAATTTGTTTTCAAAAACTCCTGAATATAATTTGTATTCACAAGGAGATATACTTTCTTTTAATTTTATTTGACCCTGACAATTATCATATAACTTTCTGTTTGAAAATCCTGACATATATATATATATATACATACTTTTTTTTTTAAAACTATATATTAATTTTTTTCTATATTTCTTGTATCAATCCCTCCTCTAGGAAAAGGTAATACCACATTATCCTCGTCATTTAAACTTATTACTAAATTATTAAATTTTAATTCCTTTAAATCATGAAATCTTGCTGTCTTTTTCTCGTCTCGACTATTTTGACCATATCTTAAATCATGACTTACTACTACATCACCAAAACCCCTTCCATTACCCTTATATCCATTATTCACATAATCACCATGGTTTAATGTTTCCCTTACCTTCTCACTCATTAAACTAAAATTTCTGTAATCTTTACCCTTATTATCCTTATCCATATCTAACTTGGTTACCTGTTTCACTTTATTCGTACTTTCAGCATTCCTTAAACTAGTTTCTGTTTCTACATCATTACTCTGAAAATTTTTACTTGATGGTAACATACCCCTCACATTTACTATATCCTTTAAATCTGAATTTCTGTCTACACTAACACTACTGTATTTTAACTTCTCTAACATATAAATATATTATAGATAAAAAAAAAAAATATTGTTTTTATATATAAATATGAATATTCTTTCCTCACAAGGTCCACCAGGACCACCCGGTTTACCAGGACCTCCTGGACCACCTGGACCTCCTTCTACATCATCCGGACCAAGAGGACCTACTGGTTCACAAGGACCTCCTGGTATTCAAGGTCCTATGGGTCCACAAGGCGCACCAGGTAATATTGATGATATCTTTGCCGGAGATAGAGCAGAAAACGCCTTCGAAACTATTAAAGATAAACTTTATCCTAAACTATTTTACACATCTGCTGGCGAAATTGGCCTTAATAATGATTATCCTGAATCACATTTACATATCACATCTAATGTTGATCAAAAAAATGGTCTAATCTTTGACCGAACTAATAAAAATTCTAAATTTAAACTTTCTATTGACGAAGATGACAAAGTAATACTTAATATAGGAGACTCTATAATTGGATCCGATAATACACAAAATAATCTAAATAATCTTACTATTAAAAATGATCTTACTATTACTAATGAAAACAGTGACCAAAATACTGTAATTAACTCTGATAATAACGAAATTTTTGGTAATACTAACTTTAATAATGATGTCTCTGTTAATGGTAATGTCTCTATTAATGGTAACTTTAAAAATAAAAATATTGATAATAATAAAATTATTTCTGATATGTTCCTTCAAAATAATAAATTATATTATAGAGCTTCTGGTGATACTAATCATTATACATCTTTTAGTGAAGACGTTGACGGACCAGTTATTATGGGTAATAGAGGATCTAAATTATCTTCACAAATGTTCGGTGA